ATCACGCCTGGCGACGTATGGATCTTCGGCGGATGTCCGGACGGCATTGTGCCGGACCGCTACGTCCCGGTTGACATGGTCATGCCGGGCAAGTGGGAGAACACGCACCGGCTCATGCGGCTCATCTGCGAATGCGGCGAGATCAGCGAGGACTTCTGGTTTTTCAATGACGACTTTTTCGTTATGCAGCCGGTCTCCGAGGATATGCCGCAGATGTATCACGGCACGATCCCGGACGTCATCCGTGAGGTCATGAGCCCGGACGCGAGCGTCAGATACTGGACCGACCAGCTGGAGATCCTCGTGGATCTCTTTCGGCGCGAGGGCATGAGCTGCGTGAACTACGAGGTCCACAAGCCGATGCTCATCAACAGGGAGAAGATGCTCGACGTGATGGACCGATATCCGCAGGCGCTGTTCACGCGGTCGCTCTACGGCAACTACTACAACGTCGGCGGCGTGGACGGCTGCGACGTGCTGGTCAAGTTCGCCTACGGCAATATCAACTGGGCGAGGGAGCAGACGTTCGTCAGCACGACGGAGGACAGCTTCGCCAGGGGCGAGATCGGCGAGTATATCCGCAGCCGGTTTCCCACGCCGAGCTTATGGGAGGAAACACCATGAAAGTGATGATCCACGCCTGCCCGCTGCGGATGTGGTACGTTGACGGCTTCCTCGTGCCGGAGCTGAAGCGGCAGGGCGCCGACGAGGTCGAGATCTTCTGCGACACGGAAGGGCTCGGCAACCTCAAGGCCTGCATGAAGGCCTTCGCGAGCTGCAAGGGCGACGGCGGGACGTGGCACATCCAGGACGACGTTCTCCTGTGCCGCGACTTCGTGGAGCGCTGCCGGCAGCACGACAGCGGCGTCGTGTACGGCTTCGCGAATGAAGCATTTACCGACGACGTCCGGCAGACGGGCGTCGTGAGCGTCGAGGACGCATGGCACAGCTTTCAGTGCGTCCGCATCCCGGACGCATATGCGAGGGAGTGCGCGGAATGGCTGGAAGGGCCGGGAACGACCCACACGCTCTATCACCTGTGGATCAGCTCCGGGAAGATGGACGACAGCTGCTTCCGCAATTTCCTCATAGACCGGCACGGTCGCGAGACCGTGGAGAACCTCAAGCCGAACCTCGTGGAGCACGTCGACTGGATCGTCGGCGGCAGCGTCCTGCATCCGTGGCGCGGCTATCTTGCCCGCGCTTACTACTGGGACGACGAGGACCTTGTGAACGAGCTCAAACAGGCCGTCAAGGGCAAGGTCCAGTGGGTGACATAGGTATTCATGTGTTGCAAAACACGCGGATATATTTCGATAGCGCATCGTACAAGCGCAACTGCACGAGACGCGACCTCGTAAAAAGCGTAGCAGAGAAAGGACTGAGCATGAAGCGCGAACAAATCACCGAGATCTTCCCTGAGGCGACGAAGGAGCAGATCGACAAGCTCATGAGCATCAACGGCGCCGACATCAACGGCGCGAAGGGTGACCTTGACGGAATCAAGGGCCAGCTCACTGCCGCGCAGGCAGAGCTGAACAAGCTGAAGGAGTCCGCTGACGGACCGAAGGACGCGCTCAAGGAAGCGTCCGCGGCGATCAAGGCGCTCCAGGGCGAGCTGGACGGCATGAAGAAGGCAGAGGCGCTCAGGCTGATGCGCGAGAAAGTCAGCACAGAGAAGAAGATCCCGGCGAACCTCCTGACAGGGGAGGACGAGGACGCCTGCAATGCTCAGGCCGACGCGATCCTCGCATTTGCCAAGACGGCGCCCGGATATCCGCACCTCCCGGACGGAGGTGAGCCGGGCGGCACACCCAAACCGGCCACTCGCGACAAGTTCGCGGACTGGGCCAAAGAAAATCTCTAACTACAGAAAGGAGCTCACAAAATGAGCGGCATCTCTACCAATCGCACCAACATCACGCTCCCGGCTGAGGTCAGCCAGGAGATCCTCCAGAAGACTCAGAGCGCCAGCGCCGTCATGCAGCTGGCCCGTCAGATCGCCCTTCCGGGCCGCGGCGTACAGATCCCGGTGATCACCAGCGATCCCGCTGCGGCGTGGGTCGCCGAGACCGGCGCGAAGGCCGTCAGCAATCCTGGCCTGAGCACCAAGCTGATGCAGGCCTACAAGCTCGCCGTCATCGTTCCCTTCTCCGACGAGTTCCGTCGCGACGCTGCGGCGCTCTATGACGCGCTCGTCGCCCGCCTGCCGCTGGCTCTGGCCCAGAAGTTCGACCAGACCGTGGTCGGCGCTGTCGCCAAGCCCGGCGAGAATTTCGACAACTTTGCTCTCTGCACCACGCAGAGCCTGGTCGCCTCCGGCAGCCACACGGCCTACAAGGGCATCGTTGCGGCGTATGAGGACATCGCCACCGCGAATGGCAGCCTCAACGGCTTCGCTCTGTCTCCTGCTGGCGTCGGCCTTCTGCTGGCTGCCACCGACACCACCGGTCGTCCGGTATTCGTTCCCAGCACCGCCGAAGGCGGCGTGACCCGCATCCTCGGCGCTCAGACCGTCGAGTCCCGCGGCATCTACAAGGCCGGCCAGGCGGCTGCTGATTCCTCTGCTGGCACTCCCGCCATCGTGGGCATCGCCGGCGACTGGTCTCAGGCCATGTACGGCACGGTCGAGGGCGTTCAGATCCGCTTCGCGGACCAGACCGGCCTGACCATCAACAGCAACCAGGTCAACCTCTGGGAGCACAATATGTTCGCCGTCCGTGCGGAGATCGAGCTCGGCTTCCGTGCTGACACCAACTGCTTCAACCTGCTGAGCGGCGCGACCCCGGTATCCTGATATGATCAAGCTCGTCCGTCGTGATTCCGGCGGCGAGATGTGGGTGCATGAGTCCCGGCTGGACGAGTACCTCGCGGCGGGCCACAAGCTCGCCGCACCGCCCACGCCTCCCGCGCCGAAGGCCGAAAAGCCGGCGGCTAAACCGGCTAAGAAAACCAGCACGAAAGCGAAGTGATCCGAATGGCGACAACCTACGCGACGCCATATGATGTCCAGGCTCGCATGACGCGCTCAATGAGCGCCGACGAGCAGACGGTGTGCCAGAAGCTGCTGGAGGACGCTGCCGTCATTATTGACGCGTACAACGCAAACGCGGCGGCAGGCGCGAAGCAGGTCGTCAGCTGCCGGATGGTCATCCGCGCACTCGGCGACGGCGAGACCAGCGGCGTTCCGATGGGCGCCTCTCAGGGCTCCATGAGCGGCCTCGGCTACTCGCAGAGCTGGACGATGGGAACCGGCGGCGGCGTCGGCGAGCTGTACCTCGGCAAGCTGGAGAAAAAGCTCCTCGGCAGCGGGGACAGCATCGGGTCTTACAGTCCCGTGCAGGAGCTGGCGCCGGAGGTGATCCAGGCATGAGGGGCATCACCGTCACGCTGACGATCAAGACCAAGACGAGCACGGACGCTTTCGGGGCGCCGGTGTACACCGAGACGACCAAGAAGGTCGACAATGTGCTGGTCGGCGAGCCGTCCACGGACGACATCACGACCAGCACAGACCTTTTTGGGAAGCGCATCGACTATATGCTCGGCATCCCGAAGGGCAACACCGACAACTGGCAGGACACCAAGGTCGAGTGGACGGACGCCTACGGGCGGACGATCAAGTGCGAGACCTTCGGCTTCCCGGTCACCGGCGTGGAGCATCTGATCCCCACGCCGTGGCACATGAAAGTGAGATGTCATCGCATTGAGTAACGTCACCATCGAGCTCAACAGCGCGGGCATCCGCGAGCTGCTGCTGTCTGCCGAGATGCAGGGCGTCGTCGGAGAACACGCGACACAGATCGCCGAACGCTGCGGCGAGGGCTACGAGCACGACATCTATCTCACGCCGGGCCGCGCTGTGGCGTCCGTCTACGCGGACACGAAGGAAGCCATCAAGGACAACCTCGACAACAACACCATCCTGAGGAACCTCTCATGATTGAAGAATCCATCCTTGCACAGCTGACCGGCGCGGGGATCACGGCCTGCCTGGAGATCCCGGAGGGCGGCGGGACGCCTCCCTTCGCGGTGATCCAGAAGACGGGCGGCGGGGAAGAGAACAAGCTCAGACACGCGACTGTCGCGATACAGAGCTACGGCTCCTCCATGTACAACGCGGCCAGTCTCAACGAGAGCGTGATCTCCGCCATGGACGGTCTCCCGGCTCGGCCAGAGGTCGCGTCCTGCCGGCTAAACAGCGATTACAACTTTACCGACACGACGAAGAAGCAGTACAGATACCAAGCTGTTTTTGACGTCGTCTACTACTCTGCATAGGAGGCTATTGAATGAGCACTACCAACAACGCCGCGAACGTCAGCGCCGGCAAGCCCAAGATCGAGGGCGCCATCTACCGGGCTCCGCTCGGCACGACTCCGCCGACCGACGCCAACACCACGCTGGGTGCGGCCTTCAAGGCCATGGGCTACGTCTCCAGCGACGGCCTGACCAACGCGAACAAGATCTCCACGAGCAACATCAAGGCGTGGGGCGGTGACACGGTCCTGGTCTCCCAGACCGACAAGACCGACACGCTGTCCTTCACGCTGATCGAGGCGCTCAACAGCGACGTCCTCAAGGCTGTCTTCGGCTCCGCGAATGTCAGCGGGGCGCTGGCGACCGGGCTGACCGTCAAGGTCAACGCGGACGTCCAGGAGGAGGCCGTCTGGGTCGTCAACATGGTCCTCAACGGCAACACCGCGAAGCGCATCGTCGTCCCAAATGGCGTCATCAGCGACCTCGCCGACATCGTCTACAAGGACGACAGCGCCATCGGCTACGGCATCACACTGAGCTGCCTGCCGGACACCAACGGCAACACGCACTACGAGTACATTCTCAGCGCATCCAGCACCTAAGGAGGGCTGACACATGATCAAGGGAACAACGCGCAGCGGCTTTGAGTTCACGGTCGCTGAAGACATCACGAACGACATGGAGCTGTTTGAGGCGCTTTGCGACCTTGATAATGGCAAACTGACAGCTGCGGTCGAGGTCTGCCGGCGAATCCTCGGCGACCAGAAAAAAGCACTCTACGATCACCTCCGCGGCCCTGACGGTCGTGTTCCGGCTGACAAGGTCTCGGAGGAGATCGTGGACATCATGGCCGCGGTCAAAGACGGAAAAAAATCTTAGCCCTTGTGCGGATCGTCAACGCCTGCCCGGACGAGCTCGTCTGTGACATGGCGGAGACTTATGGCGTGATGGACTGGCGCTCGCTGCCGCTCGTCACGGCAGCGACGCTCGCACAAGGGCTTCGTCCATCGTCCAGAGTTGCGAAGGCGCTGACCGGCAACTCTGCGGACGACAGGACCATGCTTCTCGCCGTCATCGCGGACCGTGTTGGCCACATCGCCTGGATGTTCAGCGAGGACGGCCAGAACGGCAAAAACCATCCTCCCAGCCTGCTGGAAGTGCTTACAGGCACGACAAAGCCGGTGGAGGGCTACGATACCGGCGAAGACTTTCTCGCGGCATGGGCCGCACTAACAGGCACAGGAGGCGATGACAATGCCTGAGCTTGCGAAGGCTTACGTCCAGATAATCCCAAGCGCAGAAGGAATCAAGGGCAATCTGACCAGCATCATGGACTCCGAGGCGGAGACCGCAGGTCAGAGCTCAGGAAATAAATTTGCGAGCTCCTTCGGCAGTGTGGTCAAGGTCGGCCTCGCTGCCGTGGGTGCTCTCGCCGGCGCGACGCTCGCAGCCGGCACAGCGTTCGTCAGCGGCGTGAACAGCGTCGCGGAGTACGGCGACAATATAGACAAGATGTCCCAGAAGATGGGCCTCTCCATCGAGGCTTATCAGGAATGGGACGCCGTGATGCGTCACAGCGGCACGAGCATCGACTCCATGCAGAGCTCCATGCGGACGCTGGCCAACGCGGTCGAGAGCGGCAACGATGCGTTTGAACGCATCGGGCTCAGCATGGAAGACATCCAGGGCATGAGCAACGAGGACCTGTTCTCCGCGACGATCACGGCCTTGCAGAACGTAGACAACGAGACGGAGCGGACATACCTCGCCGGGCAGCTGCTCGGACGCGGCGCGACGGAGCTCGGCGCCCTGCTGAACACGAGCGCGGAAGAGACGCAGGCCATGAAGGACCGCGTCCACGAGCTCGGCGGTGTTCTCTCCGAGGACGCCGTGGCAGCGTCCGCCGGATTCAAGGATTCGCTCCAGGATATGCAGACGGCCTTCGGCGGCGTGAAGAACGCGCTGCTGACGAATTTCCTGCCCGGCATGAGCACCGTCATGGACGGCCTCGCCGCGATATTCAGCGGGCAGGACGGCGGCGTTGAGATGGTTTCCGCCGGCATGGAGGAGGTCATCGCACGGTTGAACGAGTCAATGCCTCAGTTCCTTGAGGCGGCGGGCGGGATCCTGTCGAGCCTGATCACGGTGCTCGGCGAGAACCTCGGCCCCGCGACGACAATGGCAATCGACCTGCTAATGCAGCTTGGAAATGCGGTTATTTCGGCGCTGCCGGAGATCGTCTCCGCGCTGACGTCGGAGGGGATCCCTGCGCTGTTGACTGGCGCGATCGGCCTGGTTGTCTCACTTTTGTCTCATCTCGACCAGATCATCGTCCCAATCATTAGCTCAATTCCGGTC